GTATCAACTTCGGACTCAGTGTAGTAACGATCGTCGTGAGTATGAGATGCTGCCGCTTTACTGTCTGGGTCGAAGTTTCCACTATCCCATATAACCCTCCAATCTGTCCAAGAATCTGATGGATTAGCATTATTATCGGCATTTCTTACTCTTAGGTAATTTCCTCCGTTTGCACTTCCGTGACCGCAGTAAATCTGAAAGTCGCCACCGGCATCATTTCCGCCGCGTGCTCCAACATGAAGTACAGCGCCGTAGTCAGGGAATCCATCTGCTCCTCTTACAAAAGATGTTTGAATACCAGTAGTGTAGTCTCCCGCCCTAGTGTCTGCATTCCAGACATAATTGCCTTGAGTTAGTATGTAGTTGTGTGTATGAGAAGATGGGGTAAATGAAGATGGAACACTAGTAATGTTCCCCCACGCTACAGCACCAGCGCTAGAGGCATAGTTTACTGACTGTGAACTAATATTTCCAGAATGCATAAGAGTGACCCAAGCCTTATTTGAGCCACTTTGCATTCTCCTAATTCTGAAGTCATCAGACCAGAAAGAACCAGCAAGTTGGAAATGATAACCATCTGAACCAGACCAAGAGTTTCCTCTAACGGTTACCCAGTTCCACCAATCTGTAGTTGGCATACCAGCAACTCTTGTTCCAAAATAGAAGCCTGAAGCATTGCTAGAGTCTGAAGTGTTTGCGTTTCCGTCAGTTCTACTTACTGATCTTCCATTTGCTCCATCTCCATATACAATTCTAGAAGAGTCAATACCGTCTACTGTTTCTGCATCAGCAGCCTTTCCTGTTGTGCTTAGCTTTCCAGCTAGCAGTGTGTTTACTTCCGTCTCCGTGTAGTACCTATCGTCATGTGTATGTGATGCAGCGGCATATGACCCAGCAGCCTGATAGTTAGCACTAACCCATGGCTGAGTTGCAATAGCATTTCCAGCCAGCCATCCAGCATTAGAAGAGGTAGATATTACGCCCTGATCATTTACATTATAAGCCCTTGAGTATTCTGCCCAGCTATCAATGCTGTTTTCAAGCACAGGCGTTACTTGAGAAAAAGATCCCCAACCGTCAATATCGTTAGGATACTCTTGGCGAATCTTTAACGTCCAAGAAGCATTTTCACAGTACACCTGAACCTTTACACCTCCATAGGTTTGATTTGAAGTATTGTAAAGGAGTCTAATGTGCTTAATAGTAGAAGTTCCGTGACGACCGCTGTTTACGATGTGAACGCCACCATTGCCATATGACCATGTGATTTTTGCCTCTACATAATTGTGTCTTGAGGAGTCTGTATCATAAAGATGGAAAGTTGCTAGCGCTCTACCGCTGCCGTATGTTGCGATAGTATACCATCCGTCAGCCGCAATAGTTCCGTTGTATCTGGAATTGATGTTAATTACAGAAGAAGAAGATGCATAAGAGCCTGAAGCCTGTTTGTTATCCAGAGCAGTTTGTAAGCCTAGTCCGGTAACGTCTGAGATGGCGTGACTATGCGAAGCAGCCGCGTAAGAGCCAGCAGCTTGATAATTAGAGCTTACCCAAGATTCAGTAGCTACTTTGCTACCAGTGTCGATTGCACCTTTAGTTCCATTAACATACAGAGATCCACGGATCTTGACATTTCCTGAACGGTCGATGAGCAGTCTTGCGTGGTTAGCATCACTACTGCTCCAGTTGTCTCCAAGACCGTAGTGTGGGTTGGTGTCAGTACTACTATTGTAACCGATACTAAATAGGTATGGGTTCTGGTTTGATGTACCCATGTTCCACTGGCGGGGCGAAGACCCCTCTGTTCCCACAAAAGAAAGTACACCACCATGGTTTGAGTTGTTAGATCCCGATGCAACAATAAATACATGGGGGTAGTAGTCAGCGCCGAAAACCACACCTTTTCTGTTGTCGTCTGAAGTGTATACACCGTGGGTAGTTCCATTACCAACGCTTAGGGATACACCACTTGTAACGGTTGAGATACGAACTACACCGTTGTCTGAACGAAGAAAAGAAGAAGCATGAAGTCCGTCAAGTAAATCTGCATCTAGTCCCGAAGCTGCTCCGTCATTACCAGAAGTCCAAGCATATGAACCAATATTACCAGATGATAATAAGAGACCTACCTGCGCTCTTGTAACCCATGGTTTAACGTATAACTGACCATCATATTCATACAAAGCCGTAGCTGATACGCCACCTCTGTGAAATCCGATAGTAGGTACGTGGTTAGAATCAGTATAAATTTCAACATTTGAGTTAGTATAGCTCGGAGCGGCGCTTCCAGTAGTTCCGCTCTGATAAGGAAACGAATATCTACCAGCTTGAAAAGTTCCACTAGTAATTGTTGCCGCTCCTTGGTTGTGTGATGCCGCAGCATAAGATCCGGAAGCTTGTTTGTTATCCAGAGCAGTTTGTAAGCCCGTTACATCTGAAATAGCATGAGAGTGGGACGATGCAGCATAAGACCCAGAATCTTGCTTTCCATCGAGCAGTGTGTCAACCTCGGACTCGGTGTAGTATCTGTCGTCGTGGTTGTGAGCGGATGGAGTAAACGAAGATGGAACACTAGTAATGTTCCCCCAAGCTACTGCATTAGCAGTACCCGCCGTAGTTGCATAGTTTACTGATTGCGAACCTATATTTCCAGTATCAATCTGTCTATGTGCTGTTCTTGAGGCAGTAACATTAGTACGTGCGGCGGTATCAAAAATAACTCTCCATCCAGTTCTCCAAGCTCCGCTTGTGGTATGACCAGCTTGAAAATCTGTTACAAATACATTGGGATAAGACCAACTCCAATCAGAGTTACCAATCCAAATTACATCTCTTGTTCCGTCATTACCAAAATATACTGGAACATTACTACCCTTGCCAGAGTCGTTTAAGAGATACGCAAACACATTATACCAGTCGTGACTATAGTAGTTATATCCACCACATCTAATAGTAAAGGATTGACCGGTACTGTATTCATATACTTGTACAGTCATGCTCATCATGGTATTAATACCATATGCCGCAACTGGTAATTCAATCTTAATAGCTCCTCCAGTTCCACTTGGGTTTCCAACAGATGAAGCTCCTCCGGGGATTACAAATCTTGTATTAGCATCATGAACACCAGAATCAGCTCTTACCGATCCAGTTGCCTCAATGTTGCCACCAGTATAGATTGACTTATTGTTATATGCTCTGATCCAAGTAGAGTCAGACATATTCCATCCGCCACCATATGATTCAAAGTAGAGACCCTTAGTTCCTGAGACTCTTACCCAACCTCCGTTTGCATAAATATCCCCCTTAACATGTAGTTTGTAAGAAGGATCAGCAGCGCTGAAGTCACCAATACCAAGCTTATTTCCCTGAATAGCTAGACCATCCGTTGGTCTTGCAATATCAGCCGGTTCTCCATCGTATCCAGTTGCAAGGAAAATCATACCGGATGCATTCTTTGCCCAGATTCTTAATTCAGCATCTGCATCATCATGCTGCCTAATACCTGTTCTCCAAGTAGAGGCACTACCAAATACAATAGAGCCTTCATATGAACTAGCATGCATATTTAACTGACCAGTTAAAGTCCCGCCGCTTGTGCGAAGGAAAGCAGTAGAATCTAGACCATCCAACAAGTTAGAGTCAGTAGCAACGTCTGTAGTTTTCAGGAATGACCCCGTCTGTGCTCCTTGAGCATCTACAGCAATGAGTGCTCCGGATTCGTCATCGATCTTAAACTTATTCTCGTAGACGTTCGAAGCGTTCTTGCTTTGAAATATACCCTTGTGAATACGAAATGCCATATGTTAGATAGTTAACCAAGTTTTTATTAAGTGACTCTTTCCGTCCCCTGATTCAAGGGCTTTACCAATTACGCAGTCCATAAGATTTCTCTCTCTTACTTCCTGTCTTGTGAGCGCCATAGCGTGCCCTGTTTCTGTTGAGGTTACTAGGTAGTCTCCCTCTTCAACTTGACCCGTACAAAGTACTGGTTCAGCTCCGTGTACAAGCGGAGAAGGGTTGCCATATACTGCTATGCCGATCTTCATATAGTCCGCAAAGCTAGTTGATGGAATGGCTTGTCCATCCTTCCACACCAGCACCGTACCCGTAGCGTAAAGACCTGTCTTTTTGTTAGCAAGGTTTGCTTCGTGGATACCTGCTGAGTCAAGAGTCTCACAGTAGACTATTCTCCATCTTCCAGTGTCTCTACCAAGATCGTAGGTAGTATTTGCTGCTGGGGAGATGTGTTGAGCAGTTACATCTACCCCAAAAGTAGAAGTAAGATATCCTTGAGTAGAGTGATTACCCCAGCCATAAGCAGTCTGCCAGTTACTAATTCTTGTAGAGTCTACGTAGTGGGTTGTCTGGTCAGACGTATATACTCTTCCTTTTGTGTAAAGGTGACCCGTGTCCGGAGTAAGCTGCATTAACGCATCATCAGAAGCGTTTTCCCATAAGAATCCAATTTGACTTGTAGAGTTTGCAACACGGAATCTAATAGCGTGAGATGTTCTTCCATCAATACCGGATGCGGCAGTTCCTCCAGCAGACGAACGAGAAGTCCCAGCTTCGCCCATATAGATAACCCAGTTGGTATCGGTGCTGCTCCACATATAAAGACCCCGACCAGTTCCTCCATTTTGAGAATTCTGAACTTCAATTTTTGCTCCGCCCGTATTCGTAAGAAATCCACTAGAAGCAAAGTCAGAAGCATGGTTTCCATCAAGCAAATCAGCGTCAAGACCAGATGTTGATCCATCTACCGTCTTAATCTTAGCAAGCAGGTCGGCTGCGCCAAGCTCGTCACCAACAGAGTAGTCTGTTCCGTTTACAGTCAGTACTACACCACTAAGCGACAGGAAGTTGTTAGCAAGATCAAGGTTGGTGTATGCGTTTGACTTCTCTGTAGCAGTGAGGTTCTGTGCGTTGGTATCAATGCGAAGTCTGTTACCAAGAGCTGTAGATACCGTAGTGCTGAAGGCAGCATCATCTCCAAGAGCGGCAGCAAGTTCGTTGAGGGTGTCAAGAGCTTGAGGAGCTTGATCAACAATAGCTGCAACAGCGTTGTTTACGTATGTTTGAGTAGCATATGCACCGCCGTCTGAATCTATTAAACTACCCCAAATGCGAACCTGTCTTCCAGTTCCGGCAGTTGTTTGTGTACCAACAATGTTAAGACCGCTTGCAAATACTCCAGAGCCAATCTTACCGTCGTTAGAGTCTGTTTGGTTGGTGTGGTAAAACTTAATCCAGCCAGCGCTTGCAGAGGTTAAGCTTCCGCTAAATGAATCGTCAGCATCAGATCTCAAGAACGATGATGCTTGGATTCCATCTACAGTGTCTGCATCCAAGCCAGATCCAGAGCCATCGTTACCGCTATCCCAAACCTGATCGTTGTTTGTGGTTTGTAGAGTAATACCAGACAGGTCTCCCGTCAGACGAATATCCCATCCGCTGGTGATGTCCATGCTTCCTGAGTAGAAACTTGGGTGAGCTATAACATCTACAGTAACGTGACCATAAGACCATGAGCTGGTTGTTCCTCCAATAACAACATAGTCCTTGTTGGCAGTGCTATCGTATCCAAGCTTAATGTCTTTATCAGACTTACCAATTTTGGTTACGTTAAAATTGTACCATCCACTCGTCCAGTCGTGACCAGAAACGTAGTATACGCAGTGTCTGTTGCCGTTGTATTCGTAAGCAGTAATACGAAGGACAAGCATAGACCAGTTTCCGGTATGCGATCCGGGAAGCGTGATTCTAATAGCTCCAGTAGTGTTTCCAGACGCAGACCAGTGGGCTACAGAGAGACCTGATCTGTTGTTTACAAATACAGGGTCTGTAGTTCTTAGGATGCCAGATATTCTAGTGCTACCGTTTACGTCAAGAGTGTAAGATGGATTGGTTATACCAATACCAAAGTTGCCTCCGTTGGTCATTCTCATGCGCTCTGTGAACGTGCCAGAGAAGTCTCTACCGAAAATGAGGTCAGCGTTGTTTGAGGCAATAATCGGGTTGATACCGCCATCGTTACCGATATATAAAGCTGCGGTATTATCCGCTTGTCTACTTACGGATATTCCATTGGAATGGGTTGAAGCATATACAGTAAACCTAGACCAAGCATTAGTACTACCAACGGAAATATCTCCACCTGACCCTATACGCATTCTAGTGGTATAGTTGGTATTTAGATCCAAAGACACGCCGCCTTTAGTCCCAATGTCTGCTACGCCTGTCTGGCTTGCCGCAACGCCTAGATAAAGAGTGTCGCTTTCAAATGTTTGATATACCTGCTTATCTTCAGCCGACTTGTTGAGTCTTAAAACAGCACCATTACCACTAGCTGTATCTGATGTGATATAAAGACCTGTCGAGCCTGTAGCATCAGAAAGCAACAGCTGTCCAGTCATCGTATCGCCAGTAACAGCTACAAAGTCTGTTGAGGCGCTGGAGGCTGCTGTGCCTAAAGATCCAGCTAAGCTGTCTAGGTTATCTTGTACTGCATCTGCACTACCAAGAGAATCATAAAGACCAGCGTGATTGCCCCAACCGTAAGCTGTGTTCCAGTTAGAATCGTTGTATCCAGAGGCAGACAATGTACCAGTAACTGTTAAACCACTAGCAAAAGTTGCGTTCTGATTTGCGTGTAATGTTAAAACTATATTCTCGTCTGTTGTGCCATTTGCTTTAGAGGTGTAAAACCTCATTTCTTGGTTATAAGCACCAACATTAGCGGTTCTAATACTTCCGAGCCAATCACCGTCATTTGAAGTTATGCCTCTCAACAATACAGACTCTCCACTCGTCGCGTTTGTCCCCTGAACATATAGAGCGTCTGTAAGTTTATTTGCAGAACCCGCAGACAACGGAAGCTTAGTAGCAAGACTGTTGGTTACAGTAGTGCTAAAGTTAGCATCGTCTCCCAGTGCAGCAGCGAGTTCATTAAGCGTGTCTAATGCCGCAGGAGCAGAGTCTACAAGGTTAGATATAGCTGTAGTCACATACGCCTCTGTAGCATAACCATAAGAAGCGTGATTGCCCCAACCGTAAGCTGTATCCCAATTTGATATGTTTGTTGAAGAGAAATTGCTTGAATTCCAAAGCAAATAGTTATCTCCAATATACGTGTTTTGTTTATTTACATTGGTGTATGTAGTGTCTGAAACCTCTGGCGCGGGGTAAAAAACTGTAATACCCGCTCCAGCCGATGGGTCTGTCTCTTGGTAAGAATGACCAAAAGTATCTGCCGTAATTTTTAAAGACTTATAATAAGAGACATCTACATATATATCCGTATAATATACTTTTTGTCCACTATGTAGCCACCCTGCATCTGTATGAGTGCCTAAAAACAGATTGTATTTGGCAGTATCTGAATTTAATCCCCTAAAATCTTTAAGCTTTAGATTTAATGTTTGATCTTCTGTAGCATTGTAATAACCAAACAACGAATACCTCACGTAAGCCGCATTGTAGCTTTCTTCTAAAAGCTCAAACTCAATATTTTGCCACGTATCATCCCAGTGTTTTGGACAGTAATAAACTCTTGCAATTCTATATCTTTTCGCTTGAGCAGCACCTGCGTTTATCCCAGACCATTTTTTTCTATCTGTTGCGTCTTGATATTTCACATCAGCTAGAGCTTCTGTAATATATCCAGCACCGTTTGTCAACTGATTATTATTCGTAGGAATAGTTGCACTTGAATACGCAAGAGTTCCCAATGAGCCTGCAAGACTGTCTAGGTTATCTTGTACTGCATCAGCGTCGCCAAGAGCATCATAGAGACCGGCATGGTTGCCCCATCCGTAAGCAGTATCCCAGTTGGAATTGTTGTAGCCAGTAGAGCTAACGTATGTACCCGTGTCTACAGATCCATCAGACTTCAAGAAACCTGTTGTACCGCTTGTTTTAAAGCCCGTAGCGTATATGTATCCGGCTTGGTCAAACTTACCAAGCTCGTTAGTAGACTGTTTAAAGCTGATTACAGCGTCTTCATCACCTTGACCGTGCTGTACGTCAGAACGTAGAGTTAAGGCTGTAGAATCGTTTATTAATGCGTCTCCACCAATGCTTCCTGACACATCAAGCTTGTAAGATGGATTATTAGTCCCAATACCAACGTTGCCTGCGCTTGTGATACGCATTCTTTCTGTAGAACTTGTACCAAAAGCTAAAACACCTGTAGTTGGCGATAAATCTGTAACACCACTTATACATGTTATAGCTAAATCTGCTGTAGCTCCATCTGTTAAAAAAGCAACATTACCGTCACCTCTAAGAACATTAAAACGGTAAGGAGAAGTTGTTACCGTCCCAATTCCAACGTTGCCAGAATTGTCAATTAAAACTCTATCTGAGCCATTGACACCGATAAACAGTCTTCCTGCTCCACCACTAATAATGTCGGTTCTTAGATAAGCTTTTTCAGAGTATGAAGTGCCAACACCAAGCCCAATCTTAACGCCTGCACCAATGCCTCCTCCAGCGTTATAAAGTCTTAATCCTTCTACAGATGTTGTATCACTGGTTGATGTTTTAATTTCAAGCTTAACACTTGGATTTGTAGTACCAATACCTACGTTGCCATTAGTATGCACACGCATACGCTCGGTCGAATTTGACTGAGTGAAAGTAATAGGAGCTGTATCTGTTACAGAAAAACCTAACTGACCTCCAGGAGCTACTTTATGTAAAGCTCTAACGCCATCATTAGCATTGATTCTAAATCCATTTAGGTATGAATATCCTTCTACATATAATGCCCAAGGTTCATTGCCATTCCATCCACCATTCTGTTTCACGTGAAGGATAGCATCTGCGCCAGTTCCAGTTCCGTCTGTAGTTCCAGATATTTCAACAACAGAATCTGGTGTAAGAGTACCAACACCAACGTTACCTTGAAAATAGGTGGTGTCATTAAACAAAACAGGCTCTTGAAAAGCAACAGACCCAACAGTAGAAACCTCTAACACGTTAGTAGTTCCCAAAGCTGTAGACGCAGCGAGAATAAACTTGTCAGAGTCTGAGTTGTCAATACCTATAACGTAAGACTGGGTGCTGATCTTGAACTGCATACTAGCATCGCCAGTATTGCCGTCCTCAATAAGAAGCTTAGGGTCTGTAGTTTGGTAATCAAAGACATGGAGCTTAGCACTAGCCTCTACGCTAGCCTGATATGTTCCTACTCTTACTCTTCCGTTATAGTATGCTGTCGTGGGGTTAGATCCAGAGGTGCTCCAAACTAAAGATACCGATGCTGCATAATCCGTACCTGCAACTGCTGCTACAATATCACCGTTCGAATCTAGCTTTAACAGAGACCCCGTAGTGATATCGGAAAGGTTTAACCCACTTAAAAATTTTATTGCCATGCCTGTACAGTATAGATACTAGCAAAAATACAAAAAAAGAAGGGGCTGATCTCAGACCAACCCCCTCTCTATTAAGCGTCTATTTGGCATTAAGCAGACGCGTTAGCGTTGTCCAAATTGCCAACCAAAGAAGTCATACAGATAAAAGCGCCCTCGGTAACACTCTGACCGAATGCAATCGTTACAGTGTCAACGGTAGGACGAGCAACCTCTACAAACACAGTTTCGTAGTTAGTAGCACCTACAATCTCAACGCGAACCAACTTAGAGTTAAGACCGTGGGTTACGGTATACGTGTTACCAGTTTTCGTTACGTTATCTCTGTTTACAGAATCGAGAAGGATTGAGTGGTTACCAACGCCAATAGCAGCAGCTACATCCGTAAGACGTGCCTTCCGGATACCATCGTTAACGTTACTACCGGGCATCAATACGAAGTTCGTATTTACAGGGGCTGCATTTTGATCAATTGTATCAATAATCAACTCACCACCTACGCGCCATGCGTCATATGTCTCGTCCCAAATGAACGTCTTATCAGCAGCACTACCACGGTTTATGGTAATACCAGCATTCTCGGTGGGAGTGGTAGCTGCGCTAAGGTTGGAGTTAAGCTCAATGATGTTATCAGCAAGAGCAATGGTCTCCGTGTTGATCGTAGTTACCGTACCATTTACGGTAAGGTTCTGATCGATAACAACAGATCCACCAAACGTGATCGTTTCATTTTCAGACTGATCTACGGTTCTTACGATATCTGGTTGCTCAAGCTTATCAGCACCCCACATAAGGAGCGTGTACTGAACAAGGTTGTCGGCGTTATCAAGGGCAAGTTGGTTAGATGCAAAAGCAAGACCGCCACCGCTGTAGAGGTCAATAGCAATAGTGCTACTGCTACCCAAAGATGTTGCGCCAGCAGTGGTGGTAATACCGTCACCCCCAGTAAGAGTAATAGAGGAGTTGGTAAGACTGGCGTTGGGAATAGAAGCAAGCTTCAGGGCTGTGCCATCAATGGTGATACCCGTTGATGTAGTAGGAACTAAGTAAGCAGTAGTAGTTGCGGATGTGTCGTAGAAGAAAATCGAATCGCTCTCTGGTGCGCCAAGGTTTTGAATACCAAGGTGGCTAAGGGCAATCGTAGCATCGCCACCAGAACCGTCAGTTACTGCAATACCAGTGCCCGCACTGATGGAGCGAATATCACCAGTTACGTCGATCCACGTAGTGTTGTCCCATACGTAGAGCTTCTTATTCCCAGCCGTTGTGTTGAAGTAAACCTGACCCTCGACCGGATTTGCAGGGGCAGAACTTGTTGGGTGTAAAGCAGCGTTCTGGAGCTGGTTACCCCCTAGGTTAATACTGCTTTTAAAATCGATAGCCATGTTCTTTCTTTTTTTTAGTTTTAGTTCATATATGCTTTTCCGCTGGTTGCTCCGTTAAAACGGATCTCCAAAGTGTTAATGCTCAGGTATTGGACTTCAGTATAAATGACATTATTACCAGAGTCAATAACCATCACCGATGGGTATTTATTTAAATTATGTTCTACAGTCCACGTTTCAGAGTTTTCGTTCTGTGCGTGCACATAGTGTGCGTCTGATGCTCCGCCAATTACCCCCGTTACGGATACATTGACAGAAGGCTGAGATATAGTAGCTGTTTGGACTTGAGTTTGTACTCCGCCAATCGTGATGCTATCACCTGAATTAACTTCGATATTACTCACTTACGTCCTCATTAACCTTAAACAACCCATACACCCACGTCTTGACAACTCCTACGCTGTTAGACTGTAAATCATATACATAAAGACCTCCGGGGACACCAGACATCGTAGTTGCGCTTGCTGTAATAGTAAGCTTACCTCCTGCTGTCCCAGTGTAGGAAAAGTCAGCATCTCCAATAATGTCACCAGAAGATGTGTCTGTTTCTTTGACATCCATCTTCCAAGTATATCCAGATGACAAATCAATAGCCGCTCCAGCATTATCAGTAAAGGTCAGCTCAAGAGTAAAAGTATCACCGCGTCTGCATGTGATATCTACCCTTGTTGATGCGTCTAAATTTATACTTGTCGCCATATTGCAAATATACTAAATCATTGATTGCCAAGAATTTGCGAGAGAACATCTACGTCCTCAGCCAGTTCTCCACGACTGCCCTGACGTTGTGATATTAACTTGCTTTGCTCCACGGCTTGTTTCTTAACTCTGTCGTCCTTAGCTCGCTCTCGGCTTCCCTCGACTTCGCGTTGAAAACCATACTGCTTTTCTAAATTCATCTCTCTGGATTGACCCTGTAATTTCTCGAGCTCCATCTTCAACTGATATTCTAGTTGTAGCAGTTGGGCTTTTGCCTGTGATTCCAGTTGGATTTTCTGAGCTGCCAGTTGAGCCATTGCTTGTTGCTTTTGCATCTCCAGCTGGGCGGTAACCTGTGCCGTCTGCTGGTTGGCTTGAGCCTGCATCTGAGAGTTCTGTGCAGCAAGATCTTGGCGCTGTTTGATTCTCTTCTTACGGCGAACTATCAGCAGCTGCTCAGCTTGATCCACATCGTGAAGTCTACGGATCGCCATAGCGTCCTCAAGATCCAGCTCTCCCTGAGCTAGAGACTGTTGAATATTTTGCTCCAGATACATCTTGTCCTCTTCGTTCATTCCGGTTACCACGCGAACCCCAAAATTGAAGAGCGGTAGGTTGTTGAATGAAGAAAGAACGGACATGTTGGTCTCACCAACAGCCTTCTCGTAGACGCGATATAATACGCTTTGCTTGGGAAGGATCTGTAAGCACTTGACGATGTCATCACACACGCGGCGATAAAGAACCTGCGATGCGTGAGTAATGTCATAAATAGCGTTATTAGACGCTTGGATTGCCTGCTGGCGAACGCCTACCAGAGCCTCGCTCTTGGGTGTTGACCCATCAACCACCTCGTTGAGACCCGTAGTGTCACGGATCATATTTAGGTATTGATTGTACAGACCAATAAGCTCTTGAATGTTTCTGATTTGGTTTCCGATCTCGCGAACTGGGGGATTCTGAAATCCTCCCTCTGGGTTCTTGGATCTGTAATAGAAGACACCCGTCTGTTCGTAGATGTCCTGAATTTCCAGTGGCTGAAGCTCTCCACCTCGTCCAAGCTGTACGTTCTCCAGACCCTCAATGTCAATGATCAATCCATCAGGCTTAGCTTTAGCAATAGACTGCTGAAGCTTGAGGTGAGCCAGTTGCATCATGTCCGCATATTGGGTGATGCTGGAGACCATGCTCTTGGGCATCATTCTGCGGATGTTTGTAGCCACGACCGAGTAGCTCATTCGAGTTCTCGTGATGTCATGGATGTTTCTAGGGAGGTTCTTCTTTAAGCCGTAATCAAAAAGGTATTTTGTTCCGACCACATACTTTCCGCCGTAGACGGTTGCATGTTCCATCTTGCGAGACTTGCGCTCGTAAACAGATCCAGAAGGAGGGGTAAACTCTTCGTGACCTTTGTAGTAGAACCCTGTATTTCCAAATCTGGACTGCTTTTCCTCAAAGTACAGGCAGTCAACAGACATAAACTCAAAGTCTAGAACCTCGACCACATACTCGTCATATCCGAAGACCGTCTTTTGGAGGGTCTTGTCGTAATAGCTGGTATTATACTTAGTGGGGTCGTTGGTGTATCTTGTCTGTACCTGACGAGCCATCTCTTCATATTGCTCTTCCTCGAACTGACCGCGAGTGATACGCTTGAGCTCTTCGATTGTCATGCGCTGGATGTGACCAGCGTACTTGAGGTCTGACATTGTAGGGTCTTCCGTCTGTGAGTGCACGAAGTATTCTGGGTCAACGTACTTGGTTGCGATGCCATAGTTGGGATCATTATCCCGCTTCACTACAGCCATTCCCAAAGTAACGAGATCCTCTACGGCTCTACGGTAGATCTTATCGTTAAAGTCGTTCCATTCAAGGGTCAGATTTGTTGCAATCTGTGCGGCAATCTCGGACGCTACCTTGATGTTGGTCTCCAAGAAGATCTCTGCCTCCTCGGGGCTTTCGGGTAGCTCTTCAATGGCAATGCCGGGATCAAGCCCAGCACCGCGAAGGGATTCAAAGAATTCTCTGTTCTCTACACCCGCCTTGACGGTAGCTTTTTTCTTCTCTTTCTCTGTTAAGGAAAGGGGGTCTACTGCTTCAAGATTTGGGTATGGTTTTCTAGAGAGGATTTTGTTTACTACGATCTTAACGAACTTAGGAATAATTGGAACTGGAGACCAGTCAATATTCAAAAGAGTTCCATCTCCATTGTTAGGATCGAGTGAGTTAAGTACTTGCTTGTACTTAGAAGTATCTTGTGTTCCGTTGGCATAGTCCCTGTTCGTATTGAATTCCTTCATTCTACGGTTATACAGGGAACTAGATTCATTCGCAGACCCCCATTGTGCCATAATGGACTTAGCGTACTTCAAGCCGTAACCTTTGGACGACTTCTCCATGAAGCTTGCTAACGGATCTGGAAAGTTTCCGTAGTTCTTTGTGCTTGACATACTATTTCTATTCAGGTAAGCCTACTTTTATGCAAATATACTAAATACCTGTGTGCCAAATATTTACCACCCTGTGTGCTTATACCTGCGGAAGAAGACCTTATTAGACAAATCTTGCTTTTTAACTTCCTTCGTTATTTTTTGTGCCGCCAGAAGCGCAAGACCAGAAGAGATGGTCATATCGAACTTTGTTCGATCGTCGATATTATACCCAATCCAGTCTTCTAGCGTTCTGTTAAAATACATCCGACCGAAATTTCCAGTCTTTACATTCATCCCCACGTGCTCGTGAACATATGCCTCAATTGCCTGAGCGTGAGACTGGATGACATCTTTACTGTTCGATGGAATACCCTTTGTCTTTACGTTTGTAGAAGATCCCGGGGGCGTGAGGTGTTCGGGTCTATCCATGACATACCCATCGTATCCTCTTGACTCAAAGTATCTTACGATTCCGTATTTGTTGTTTTCTATTAGCAACGGATACCCATAGAATACTGCTGCCATAAGAATGTCCTCATAGAATATACGCGCCAGTGGGGGACGCTCGGCGTACTCCGCTACAAACATATTCGACGGGAAGTTCATGTTGAATTTATTAAAAAAATGACAAGCCCCTTTTGATCCAGAACCAGTTGTTGTTTTGTCGATATCGTAGCTATCCACGCCGCCTACGCCGTACATTTCGTTGCCCGGATGAACCTTTCCATAGCGTGTTTCCCGCTTGTTTCTAAACTCTTCCGGCGGCATCCATGACACGCGCCACTTCCCATTGGGATCTGGAGACCAGATCACTCTAGAGTCCGCCAATCCACCCTCCCAAACGAAGTTGCCACGAACCACTGGGCTGGGGTATATCTCGTCATTGTGCTGGATTTGCTCATATATCTTGGCGATATTGAAATGAGATGCCTTGGTAGAGTCCCGAAAAGCCTCATCTTCGGAGAACGGGAACTGTCGAATAACTTCATTGAGCTCATAGGGGTCGGCTAGCAGTGCTTTTCTCTCATTTTGGAGGTATGTTTTTGCTCCATAGTGAATTAGCTCTCCCTCGAGACCGTCTACGGCAAACTCGGGGTCTTCAATTACTGGAAGTCCGTGTTTATCGAAAAACCCCTCCAAAGCTTCGTATGCTGGGATGAATATCTTGTATAAACCGCTTTTTGTACGCCCGTTATTGTTCCTTTCTTGTGGATCTGATGAGTAATATAGCTTTTTAAACTCTGCGCCACCCCGGTCTAGGGGGTTGACAGTTGATCCGACTAGGGCTTTTCCGATAACTTTCCGACCAACGATCAAACAAGTGCGGTGAATACGCCAAACGTCCTGAATATCCAGTGGTCTTTCCCATTTTCCAGCCTCGTCAAGGTACAGCATGTGGAGTTTTTCCCCGTCATAGGCGTTGGTAGTGGTGTTTTTCCAGTTAATTAGAGTGTCTAGCGCCTCTCCCTTGTTGGAGGTTTTGTTTTTTTTGGTGATTCGCTTGGATGGCTCTCTAAAAGCGAGCTCCATACGCGGATTTGTCGTACCGTCTTGGATGGGTTTAAAGAAAAACGGGTAAGATTTAAATACCGGGACGACTTTTTTCATGAAGATGTTCTCCTGAGCGTCTTTACCCGTCTTTGACATGATACCCAGAAGCTTGTCTTTCACCTGTGTGCCCTCATCTACCTCAATACAGGCGCTCATGTTGGTATATCCCGAGCGTCTACACTTGGTGTAGATCTGCCCGAGGCATCGGGGATCGGCTTCGCAGGCAGCGAAGTGAATGAAAAGCTTCCTCTGGAAGTCAAGAAATGACGGATATCCAATATCTATCTTGCTCCACTGGAGCATCATATAATGTCGTCCGGTAATATACGTAGGAACACCTTTATTGAAAAACCAAACCCCTTCACGCCGACGTTTAAACTCTTTCTCGATATATGAAACATATTTTTGACGGAATTCTCTAGGGCTTTCTGCCCACTCATCCATTGAGCGAATAGAATCAAGTTCTTTCGGCATAGGTGTTCTTTGCCAGTGTTGATCAGATTCTTCTTTCCCGTTAAATAGTATCTCAGAATCTTCGGGTAATTCGGGTAATTGAATAAATACGCCGGAGATTTCGATGCTCTCACCTTGAGTACCATTGGGGCAAATGTTGACCACTTCCTCTTCATAGTCCTTATGTTTTATAAGTCCTGCCATTATTTGCTATATTTCTCAGCAAACCCCCCAGAGTAATCGGACTGCTCGCTGATTCCGCCACTATCTTTGAGAGATCTAATCATCTCTTCAAGCCTCTGTCTTTCCTGCAACAGCTCTCTAGCGTCGGTAGCAGTCTGTTTTATGGACTGTAGTTCTGCCTTGCGTTGCGAGCCGTTCAGGTCAGCGTCTACAGGCTTCTTGATCTCCTCGATCATGTTGTTGATGGCTATTTCCATAGCCCCCATCAGCCTCATCGCTGCGTCTAATGATGTAAAGTTATTATTTTTTGCCATGATCTACGTATAACAGGTCATCAATACGCATTCTCCACACTTTCTTTCCGTCTACCTCCATTGTGTAGTCTGAGCTTTTGGAGAAGTAGACCACGTCCCCGGCATATGCCCCCGCTTCGTTGATGGGCTTGCTATCGTATATAATCTCTCCGTGGTCTTCTACCTTTTCTTTCTCCAGAAGTATTATTCCTGACGCGGTTTTTTTCTCGTCATCTTCTTCAGGAGGTTTAACGAATACCCAATCAGATAGCATAGCCACCCCGCCAGAAGGAGATTGAAAAGCGTATGCGTGAGATCCATATCCTCCATCAGGGTCGTATTGTACCATGTAGAGGTCGTCTTGGAAGTGGAACTTAGACTCAACGCAAACGTGATGGTGGAAATACAGGATATCACCAACACTTGCGCCAGTGTCGTACTTAGCCGGGACTGAAACGATTTCGCCATAATTGTATCTGTTTTCAAATTCATTGAACTTAGAAGCCAGATACAGCTCCGTGCCGTTTACTTCTACAGTGTCTTTGAATTTCTTAGGTAGGCGAACAATAAAGAATTGGAGTGCTCTCATATTAAAAGTTGAGATCGTACTCCACGATAACGGGCATCCCCTGTATTTCCTTCCACATCATCGTTCCCTCGTTGGGCTGCTCGATGTAGATACAGTATGATATAATTCCGTTCTTGTGGTACGCTCTCTCATTAAATTCAATTACCACTACTTTACCTTCGCCAACGCGCATACCAGTGTAGTATGCCATAGCGTCCTTCGGGTTTTGCCCGATGATGATTTTTCTAATTAGATTCATTTTAGTTTATTGATCCGTTGCCGAATTTCTTCTCCCACCATTCAATTGTCCCCTCGGGCGGTTCTCTATGCTCTTCCTCCATCTCCGCAGCGTCAAGCAGAAAGGTAACCAACTGCTCTACATCTTCGTAGCATGGTGAACTCATAGCAAAGGCGATGTCGTATCTATCGTCTTCGTCCTCGGTAAGGTGAGATACACCGGCAACCATAGCAACCTCGTCCTCGAGCTCGTAGTGATCTATAAGCTTCTTCATTTCTGAAGCCAGCTCAACAAATTCACGCATGAACATTTCGAGTCTTGATGCCATATTTATTAGTATTTTAGTTTCTTCAAATTTAATCATTTAATGAAGTCGAAAAAAACGACTACCCGCAAGATGCGGGAATTTAATAAACTGCGTAAATACGAGTATAGCACTGACCGTAACTACCTGAAGCAGTTAGACTTAGCCATCAAGAAGATGAATGAGGATCATGGTATTCCACAATCGTGGTTGGTTATCATGCTGTACGTATACGACCTAGAATTCTGGACGGCGGCACATGTCGCAAAAGAGATGCACCGCAGTGAACGAGTCCTGAAGGTCAAGTTCATCTACCCATGCATGAAGGAAGATCTGGTCTATAAGCACTTCGACAAGCTCAGCCCCGGCAATATGACCATAGAGCAACAACTGTTCTATGATGAGAACAAGTACAACTACCGCATCCGGTATGCCCTGACGCAACGCGCCCGGCTTTTAGTGCAGCGCTTCTACAGATTAGTAGAGGGCAAGGAGTTTACTTAGTGTGGGAGTACCCCTGCTTCTTGAGCTTCATGTGATCCTCCACGGTTTTAGCCATTACTGACTTACCACCCTTATGCATCATATGCGGTTTGAATTTCTTATTGATCTTCATTTCAACTGCTTTAATACGTTAAGGTTATTCTGGGACATCTGCGCCCACTTCTTCCCATTGGAGAAGTTCGGCTTCTTGTTGCCCGCCTTGTGACTCTGTGCCATTACTTCTTGCTTCTGTTCTTCTTAGCAGTAATAAACTTCCTTTCAGCGTGATCGTAGTCCATACCATCACCATTGCCATACGTCCCCGCATCGCGGTTCTTCTTATTCAAGAATGCACGATACTTCTTGCGCTCCTCGCTCTTGTTGTACTTGCGCTGGTACTTGCGCCGCTTTTCTGCCGCCTCGGGGTTCTCAGCGTAGTATTTGGATGTCTTCCCTACTTTCATAAATACAAAGATAATACACTATACAACAGGGTTTTACAGCTTTGCTTAAACCAACACTTTAACACTTGACTTTCTCATTTTTTTGTTGTAACTTTGCTATAGAAAGGTCGCAACAGACTAGAGCAACCTTATCCCAAAACGAAGCGGGGAGGGGTAACCCAAAACCCCCTCCCCCCAACTTCACACAAAGACCTTGAATTAGCCCTAACTGTATTCAATCCCGAACGGGATTTTATATACTGCTATTATATCTGCTACAGGGATCTACAAGACTTAAAGCTTTACTTTAACTATTTGAGTTTATGTTTTTAGTTTTGAGTTATATAGGTTTGGGGGATTATAGTATAATAACCACGCCCGCTCGCGCGACCCGAACCGAATCTCCAAACCCAACCCCCTGACAATCAGCACTTTAGGTTCAAACATTTTACCTTTTTGTTTAACACATTCCTGCTATCTTACTGATACACAGCGACTTATCGTGGTTGCGTTCAAGTATACCTCTAACTTACGAGCCGTAACTAACTGAAACACAATGACTTCGATCAAGTTAGTTAAACCTTTAGTTGAGGTGGTATCAAACGACACAATC